CGGACCTCGTATTCAACCGATGTATGGCCTATACAACATCAGCTGGTCAACGAATTACCACAATCATCTTATGTTAATAAAGCTAGAGATACATTTTGTGTGTTACCATGGATGCACTTGTATATTGGAACAGATGGCAACATATTGCCCTGTTGTCATAGTAATCATCAATACCCAATGGGAAATATTACCGAACAATCCATAGACAGTATTGTAAAATCAAAGTCTTTTAATCAGTTAAGATCAAATATGTTAAATGGTATTCCCAGCAAGGAATGTGATCGTTGTTATCAACATGAAGATTTAGGATTAACAAGCGCAAGATTAATACAAAATACCAAGTGGAAGCATATAAAATTAAATGATTTAAATCCTGAAGGAACTATTGACAATTTTGAACCTGTGTATCTTGACATACGGTTAAACAATATTTGCAATCTTAAATGTCGTATGTGTAGTGGCTACTTTAGTAGTGCTATCGCCCAAGAAGAAAAAGAATTGTTCAATAATACTAATTCAATAAATTCTTCTTTGTTATTGCAACAAAGGAAATCTTCATTGTCTAAAATACTAGAATATTTGCCAGCGGCTGAACAAATTTATTTTGCCGGTGGCGAGCCATTGTTGGCAGCAGAACACTATGAAATATTAAAAACTCTCATTGAGTGCAACAATACTGATTTAGAAATTTATTACAATACTAATTTTACAACTTTGCAGTATAGAGACATTTCTGTAATAGATTTATGGAAAAACTTTTCTAATATTAAAATTGGGGCTAGCCTGGATGCCATGGGTGCTGTTGCCGAATATGTCAGACATGGCACAAACTGGACAACTATTGAATCAAATTTAAACTTGGTTAAAACGCATTGTCCTCATGTGAATTTTACTGTAACGTCAACTGTTGGGTTATTAAATGCGGCCAGTTTAATTGAATTGCAAAAAACATGGCATACTACAAGGATTTTAGATATTTCAAAATTTTCCTTGACGACTATGATTAGTCCAGATCATTTAACTGTGTGCGCACTACCAACTAATCATAAAAAACGATTAAACGATTTAATACGTAGTCATATAACCTGGTGTCAAGCCAACGGAGCCAAACAACTGGCATCTCAATGGACCAATGTGTTAAACTATATGTGGTCTAAAGACAACAGTTATCATATGACTGACTTTAAAAAGCTAACGAATCTTATGGATCAACATCGTAACGAGTCATTAGTAAAAACTATTCCAGAATTTGGCGACCTAATATGAACTTTACCGAGATGTTAAACTTAAAAAAATTTGATATTCTTGCACAAGTTGATTTATTACAAAATCAATCTTTTCAAATAACGCATCATGAGATTGCTCAAGCAATAGGATATAGTGTATAATATAAAAATATGATCCAAATTAAAAAATTAACCGTTAAAAATTTTATGAGCGTGGGCAATGCTACGCAGGGTATCGATTTTGATCGTAAAGATTTGACACTGGTCCTGGGTGAAAATTTAGATTTAGGTGGGGACGGAAGCAGAAACGGTACTGGTAAGACTACTATTATCAATGCCTTGTCCTATGTACTTTATGGACAAGCCCTAAGCAATATCCGCAAAGATAACTTGGTCAACAAAACCAACGGTAAGAATATGATGGTATCGTTGGATTTTACTATCGGCAATCAGGATTACAAGATTGAGCGAGGACGTAAACCCAATGTGCTGAAATTTTTTGTCAACAATACAGAAACAGAAGCGCAGGATAATGCGCAGGGTGATAGCCGCGAAACTCAGGATGCTATTGAAAATATCCTAGGTATGACGCATGATATGTTCAAACATATCATGGCCTTAAACACTTACACTGAGCCGTTCTTATCCTTAAAAGCCAACGATCAACGCACTATTATTGAACAGTTGCTTGGCATTACTATGTTAAGCGAACGTGCTGAAAAAATTAAAGAAATGAATCGTGCTACCAAGGACGATATTACCAAGGAAGAATTTCGTATCCGTGCTGTACAAGATGCTAATAAACGTATTGAAGAACAAATTGAAGCGCTGAAACGCAGGCAAACACTATGGGTAGACAAACATGAAGAGGACCTTGCGAAACTTACGACGTCGTTATCGACGCTTACCAAGATTGACATTGAAGCGGAAATCCTTGCACACAAGGACCATGCAGCGTGGGAACAGAAGCGGAAGGATATCAACGATTTATCTGGTCAGATCAGTCGCACAAAACTGGACCAAGGCCGGGAAGACAAGGCGGTGGCCAAATTATCAGCAGAAATTGCTACGCTCGAGAGTCATGAATGCCACACCTGCGGACAACCGTTCCATGACACAAAGCACCAACAGGTTTTGGCGGGTAAACAGGCAGATTTGGCAGCGGCAAGAACGGCAAGCCAGGAGCATACACAGCTCTTATCAGAATTACAGGCTGCCCTCGACAGCCTGGGCACACTAGGCAAACCTCCTAAAGTATTTTATGACACAGAAGAACAAGCAATTCAGCATCGCGCCAACGTTGCTAGTTTAGAGTTGCAGATTAAAAACAAACAGGCAGAAGTTGATCCTTACGGCGAGCAGATTGAAGAGATGCAGACTAAAGCAGTCGAAGAGGTTACTTATGATCAGCTTAACGCACTTACTCGCTTGCAAGAGCATCAGGAGTTCCTACTTAAATTGCTAACCAGCAAAGACTCATTTATTCGCAAAAAGATTATTGAACAGAATTTATCTTATTTAAATGCTCGCTTGACACACTATTTAGATCGTATTGGATTACCACATACAGTTGTGTTCCAAAATGATTTAACAGTCAGCATTGAAGAATTAGGGCGCGAATTAGATTTTGATAATTTATCAAGAGGTGAGCGTAATAGACTTATCTTAAGTATGGCCTGGGCGTTCCGCGATGTATTTGAATCGCTCTATACTCCTATCAATGTGTTGTTTATTGACGAAATGATTGATAACGGCTTGGATACACAAGGTGTAGAGTCTGCTCTAGCATTATTAAAGCAGATGAGTCGCGAGCGACACAAGAGTATTTGGTTGGTAAGTCATAGAGATGAGCTAGCTGGACGTGTAGAGAATATTCTTAAAGTAGTGAAAGAAGGCGGCTTTACCAGTTATAACACGGACGTTGAAACAACGTGACTGTAACCGTATTACCACATATTAATTTTGATATATGCAAAAGTGTTTATCTATCTAAATTATCTGATAAAAATGTTTTGCCGCAGATTGTTGAGTTTAATGCTGTTGCCGGCGAGAAGTTAATTGTTAACGGTAGTTACTGTTCTCTTGATGAGTTAGATAATGCCATTATTGTTGCTGCACGCAACGCCAACAATTTTTTGTACTTGGCTGTTAATAAATTTTACATTTATTCTACAGTAGATTTACACAAAACTAACAAAGATTATGATTCTGCGTTGGTTGAGCATTGTTATAATTTGGTTAAGGATCAATTTTCTTTAATAAAATCAACTACCAGACCCGACGATCATGGGCAATTAGGTAATTTTGTTCACCCAGTAACCACTTTATTGTTGAAGAGATATGCTTAAAACACAAATTAGAATTTTAAAAAGCCATTATCTTGCCAGATGGGCAGTCATGCGGCATAATCAAAAAAATAAACACAAGGTGTTGCTTCTTGAAGATCAATTTGTAATAAAAAACCTATTGCCAGGTACAACACTATGTTATAACTGCCTAGGCGAAGCATATCAAGACATAATCGATTTACGCACCGACAAAAAATATAATAATTTGGTTCTTGTTAATAATCTTGAATTCAAATACAAAACAGTCAATCAAATAAATTTATGGCTACAAGAACTAGCTAACAATTTTTTATTGCCAGGTGGACGTATTATTTTTAGTATTGAACACAGATTTTTAATCTACAATCGTGTTGAAATATCAGTAGCTACCTTGTTGTCCACTTGGTTTAATAATGTTAAGTGTTTCCATGTACTAAAATTTGTAAACTTGTTGGGCAAAACCAATCCAGGGTACGGTGATTATTTTTTTTGTATAGAATATAATCATGAGTAATATTATTATACTGTATTGGCAACCAGGTAGTTGCGGAGATTTTGTGCAAAGTGAGTTGCTGGCAGACACAGATAACTATTCTGGAGTAGTAAAAAATTTTGTTGTCACGGACAACGGACGAACATTGCCTAAAATAGATCAGTTCTTTAAACAAGTATTTGAGCACACTCCAGAACAATGGTATAATCGATCTTGGTCGACTTTAGACTGTGAATTAATGTACAATTACATCAACACGCTGAAGTGTAAAAATTTTATAATTCCTACACACAGGTTTGACCAACTTTCAATATTACAAAAGTCTATTCCTGGTAGTAAAACAATGGGTATAACCTACCCTAAAAATATGTTTGCGCTTGTTTTAAAAAATTGGTGCAAAAAAGTAGTGCCGATGGACATAGAAATTAACCAAATATATAATAAACCTATGCATCAACTTTTAAAAAATAAAAAAGCATTTGGAGAGTTTGTATTAAAGGAACAGCTCAGATATGGTACTAGTGTACGGCCTGAGGTTAATAGTGTGTTTGATATTAATGTATCGCTCGAGGATTTGTTTTGCAAAGATAGTTCAGATTGGTTGGCCTCACAGAATCAGTTGCATCGATACCGCTGTGATTTACATCCAGTATTACAACAAGCCCTGGGTTATAACTCCAAAGCAACTTTACCTAACCCAGAAGATCTATCATTGGATACTTTTGACAACATACTCATAAGAAATTATTGTTCCAATGTGCAGGTGCCTGTTTTTAAATTTTTGTCAGAGGCAAACACTTTTTTTAGACTATTAGAGAATAAATGATAACTATAAGTTCATGGCCTGGCTGTACGAAAACACCAAAATTGAAACACTACCCGAAGATTGTGTTGGTTTTGTTTATTTGATTACAAATAACTTAACCGGCAGGAAATATATTGGAAAAAAATTAGCAAAATTTAGTAAAACAACATACAAAACAGTAAAACTTAAAAACGGTAAAAAGAAACGCAAGAAAATCAGAAGCAAAATAGACTCCGACTGGCAACTATACTACGGCAGCAACATTGAATTAAACAAAGACATTGAACAACTAGGCAACGAAAATTTTACGAGAGAAATATTGTACTACTGTAGGTCCAAGGCTGAGTGTAGTTACATAGAAGCTCGTGAACAATTTAGGCATCGCGTACTTGAATCAGACGACTATTACAACGGGCAAATCAGCGTTCGTGTACACGGAAGTCACATTAAATCCAAAATCAATCAGTAAGGCATCATAAAACACTCTGTTTGGTCGAGGCTGCTCGACTCGCAAGGAGGAACGGTGAGATACCCGGTCTGGACGAGCTTGCGTGTGGAAGGAAAGTTGCTAACTTAAGGCATCAAATGGTAGAGGCTCTGTGAAACAGATACAACCTCAGCTTATAGGACTTTGTTTTATTAGGGTTACTAGGGTTCCGTTGATATGTGAAGCTTGAGTAGGGGGTACCGGTCAACCGCCTCCGTGTGTAGTGTATACACAATCTCATTAATAAAAACGAAAGTATAACTCAGATCAAGAGATTCGTGTTCACCCGTAATTGGGTGAATTACGACCAGTTAATCTAGATCAAGGATTTAAAAGCAAACAAAGAAAAATGATGTCTGAGCTGTAGCGAAAGACATAGATCTCGTTAGAGATCTCGAAATAGACTTAGGATTTAAGTAAAGCGTATTTTGCTTTTCTTCCTTCTGATATAGCTTTACGATGCGCTTCAGATTTAGGCTTACGCATTTTCTGTTTAGTATCTTCTGATTTAGGAATACCTTTATTTCTTCCAGCTAACGACTTAGATAACTTCTCTTTATGAGTTTCAGATTTAGGCCCTGTTGATTTGCCTTTTAATGCTTGTGATATTTTAAGAGCTATAGCTTCTTTTTTTTCTGCTGTTTTTTCTTTGCGATTAAGCTGTGCTTGTCGCATACGCTCTTTTTGTTCAGGTGTGCGTTTTTTGCCCATACAAGATTTTTTCCTTTTTGCTATTGTTTCTTCTGAATTTATTCTACCTTGGTTGCCTTTGGCAATTTTAGCTTTATGCTCAGCACTTAGTTTGCGGCCAGTTAATCTTTTAGAGTGTATTACACTAAATTCTTTTTTAATTATTTCGTATAGGCGCGAAGATGGTACATATCTGTTTTGATAATCTCTCGATGCTTGCGACATAATGTTAGCTGCGTACAACATTTTATGCCGGGCCAAACCTATTGTAAATTTTGTTAACAATACATGACAAATAAAATGTTCTCTCGCCGTTAACTTAACTAAATTTTCTAAATTATTATTACCGCCTAAACTTTTAGGAATAATATGATGATTTTCACTGTAACCTGTAATAGTTCTTGACTGTGATTTGCATATGATAGAGTCATACCACCGTTTGTATTTGTTTAAAATAAAAATATTGTTCATACTTTTATTTATCAGGCTTACCCTTCTTCTAAAAAAATGGCAATCCGCTTTTTTTTGTGGTCTCCATATTGTCTTTGACAATTTGACTAATAAGTTTACGCTCTTCAATACTGAGCTGTAGAGCTTGATCGTA